CAGGCCGCAAGAAAAAGGCGCTGGCGGATAACATCGCTGAGGGCAATCCGGGCAAGCGCAAGCTGACCGTTCTGGATTTCACCGACAGCGCATCTGACCTCGAAGGCCAGTCCATGCCGCAGCCCAAAGCGTTTCTCGCCGCCAAGCAAAAGAACGGCAAGGATCTGGTCGCCATGCAGGTCTATGAGGAAACGTGGAAATGGCTGGCCGAGCGGAATTGCGCCCAGCTGATCCCGGCACAGATTCTGGAGCAGTACGCCATGGCGATCTCCCGCTGGATTCAGTGCGAGGAATGTATCACAGAATATGGTTTCCTTGCCAAGCACCCGACCACGGGCAACGCGATTCCGTCACCCTATGTGGCCATGAGCCAGAGCTTTTCCAAGCAGGCTAATACCCTGTGGTATCAGATTTACCAAGTTGTCCGCGAAAACTGCTCCGTGGAATTCAAGGGCGCAACGCCCCACGACGATATGATGGAACGCCTGCTCTCTGCCAGGCGCGGAGGTTAATCGATGAATATTCAAAACTTATCTTTGACCGACATCCGGCCCTATGCCCGGAACCCTCGTAAGAATGACGAGGCAGTCAAGAATGTCGCCGCCAGCATCCGGGAGTTCGGATTCCTTGTGCCGCTGGTGATCGATGCCAACCATGAGATTGTGGCCGGTCATACCCGATACAAGGCAGCCCAGTCCCTCGGGATGAAAACCGTGCCGTGCGTCATCGCGGACGAATTGACCGAGGATCAGATTCGGGCCTTCCGTCTGGCGGACAATAAGGTCAGCGAGGCCGCCCAGTGGGACATGGATTTGCTGCCACTGGAATTGGCGGACATTGTGATGCCCATGGCCGACTTCGGCTTTGAAGTGATTTCGGATGATGATTTCTCCGAGAATTTCACGCTGGACGATGGCGAGAAAAAGCCCTTCCAGCAGATTTCCATTACCGTCCATGACGAGCAGGCGAAGCTCATTCTGGCGGCGATCAAGTATGTGTATGACCAGAAGGCCGTGACGGAGACGTTCACCAACGAAAACCACAACGGCAACGGTCTGTATGAGGTGGTGAGACAATGGGCCGCGCAAAAGAAATTGTTATGAAGGTGATCCCCTCCAGCATCGCTAACCCGTTCATCAAGGCTCACCATTACAGCGGCAAGGTCGTGAATAATTCGAAGCTCCACTTCGGCGTATTCCTCGACGGTCAGCTTCATGGCGTCATGAGCTACGGCCCGTCGCTGGATAAAAGCAAGATCATCGGTCTGGTGGAGGGAACCGGCTGGAATGAATTTCTGGAACTGAACCGCATGGCATTTGACTCCGTGCTGCCGCGCAACAGCGAGAGCCGGGCCATTTCCATGAGTATCAAGCTGCTCAAGAAGTACGCCCCGCAGGTCAAATGGATTATCTCCTTTGCGGATGCCTGCTCCTGCGGCGACGGCACCATCTATCGCGCCAGCAATTTCGTGCTCACCGGCATCAAGGAAAACCTGAACCTTGCCGAGCTGCCGGACGGTACGCGCATCCATAAGATGACGCTGGCCAGCAATCCCACCACGCCGCGCAAGGAACTGGGCGGTCTTACCTTTTTCGATGTAACTGGCGGCACCTACAATTTCAATAAATACCTCGACTATGTAGGCGCGAAGCCGATTCCCGGCTTCCAGCTTCGGTATATGTACTTCATTGATCCCAAATGTAGAAAAAAGCTAACCGTTCCGGAGATTCCATTCTCCAGAATCGATGAGCTTGGTGCTGGTATGTACAAAGGGGAAAAAGTTCTCCAATCAGTCCGTCACGCCATCGTCACCGAATAACGACTCCCACTCGTCATTCTCGATCCACCAGCCGCTGCCGTCCCGGTATCCGTTACGAAGCATGAATGGTTTGACGATGTAATACTTTCCGATGCCAGAAAGCGTGTGTTTCGCTTTGCCAGAATCGTTTTCTGCTTTCAAGATGTTCCATATACGCTGGTAAGTAACTTCTTCTACGTCAAGCCAAGCGTCATAGGCTTCATCTATCCACGGATCGTTTTCGTCCAATTCATGTCTCAGCGAACCGACGTGATTTGATACAGCGGCATGAACAGCAGCGATTGTTTTTTCATCACTTACGGATGCAAACCATCGCAATGCTTCTGAGGGAGTATAGCCTGTGAGCGGTTCTTTTTGAATGATGTACAGAGGTAGTTGATTCATACGATACAGCCAATTTTTGTGCTTGGCACGGCACATGAGATATAGAAATTATATCACATTTGTTTCTGCCAAGCAATCATGCGCGGATAGGCTAACAGTAAACCGCCCACCATTCCCGGTGGGAATCGGAGGTGCGACACCATCCTCCGCGCTCCATTTGAAACGAGGTGCCTATGGAACTCTGGCAATTACAGCAAAAGCAAAGCCTCCCGCTGGAGGCTAAGATAGCGATGACGCAGCAGCGCATCCGCGAGTGGTATGAACACTCGGACGGCGAGGTCTATGTTTCCTTTTCGGGAGGCAAGGACTCAACCGTCCTTTTGCATATCGTCCGGCAGATGTACCCGGATGTGCCTGCCGTCTTTTCAGATACGGGCCTCGAATTCCCGGAAATCCGCGAGTTCGTCAAATCCACGCCCAACGTAACGTGGATCAGGCCGGACATCACCTTCCGAAAGGTCATTGAGAAGTGCGGCTATCCCGTCATCGGCAAAGAGCAGGCTGAATGGATTGAGCGAATCCAGCGCGGCAACCCTGCCGAAATGCTGGAGAAGATCCACGGCATCCGGCGCAACGGCGGCACCAGCCGCTTTCATCTGTCCGAGCAATGGCAGTATATGCTGGGCGCTCCCTTCAAGATCGGTGCGGGCTGCTGCAACGAAATGAAGAAAAAGCCCATGAAGAAATACGCCGAGGAAACCGGGCGCGTCCCCATCATCGCCACCATGGCCCAGGAATCCAAGCTGCGCACCCAGCAATGGCTCAAGACTGGCTGCAATGCCTTCGACGCAAAGCGGCCCATCTCAACGCCCATGGCTTTCTGGCTGGAAGATGACGTGTGGGCCTACATCCACAAATACAACGTGCCGTACTGCAAGATTTACGACATGGGCTACGCTCGTACTGGCTGCGTCTTTTGCCTTTTTGGAGCTCATTTCGATGCTGAACCAACCCGCTTCCAGCAGCTTCAGAAAACCCATCCGAAGCTGTGGCGTTATTGCCTGCGGGACTGGGAAGCTGGTGGGCTTGGAATGCGGCAGGTGCTGGATTATATCGGCGTCCCTTATGAGAACTATGATACAGGAGAAGATCATGGACATTCAGAAAATCCCCGCCGCCCGGCTGAACCCGGCAGCGTACAATCCGAGGAAAGACCTCAAACCCGGTGACAAGGAATACGAAAAGCTCAAGCGATCCATCGCTGAGTTCGGCTTCGTAGAGCCCGTCATCTGGAACCGCCAGACCGGCAATGTGGTCGGTGGCCACCAGCGCCTCAAGGTGCTTCTGAATATGGGTGTCACCGAAATTGACTGCGTTGTGGTTGATCTCGACCTCCAGCGCGAAAAGGCGCTCAATATCGCCCTCAATAAGATCAGCGGCGAATGGGACGAAACGAAGCTGGCCGCCATCATGGCCGACTTTGATGCAGAGTCCTTCGACGTATCCCTGACCGGCTTTGATGCGGACGAGGTGGATGCGCTGCTGAACCGCTTCTATTCCCATGAGGCCGTTGAGGATGATTTCGACGCTGATACCGAAAAGAAGAAAATCTCCGATGCAGGCGGCCCGGTATCCCAGCCCGGTGATATGTGGCGGCTGGGCGATCATGTCCTGATTTGCGGCGACCCGGCCAGCGCGGCTACCTACGCCCGGCTGCTCGGTAATGATGCTGCCCAGTGCGCCATCACGTCGCCGCCTGTCGATTCTAAGGCTTACGCTAAGGACGGTATTGATCCCTGGCTGGAAAAGATGGCCGCTGTGATTCGGCTGCTCACGCAGTATGCTGGGATCATCTGCTGGCAGACCAGTGATCTCGCCAAGACCGGCAGCCAGTTCATTGAGCCGCTTTCCATGCACTCTATGAAGTTGTTTGCTGACGAGAATTACCGTCCGCTCTGGATTCGCGTCTGGAAAATGAGCGGCAATGTTCCCTCAGCAGGCGCGCTGCAGGCTTCTTCCAATAAGCCCACGGCACAATACGACTATGTAACCGCCTTCGCTGGACAGGAAACTGAGGGCTACAACGATCAGGAGTATTCTTGGGTGTCCGCCTTCGCGGCGCACTCCTTCCAGTTTGTCCGCCGCCTGTCCCGCGAGGAACGGCGCAAGTGGGGCTACGCTGGCGTGTGGGAAATTGCCGCCATGCGAAAGGGTGCGGATGGTCAGAGGCAGACGCCGGTGGAACTTCCGTGGCGATGCCTCAAAATGCACGCCGACCTGCATGGTGTCGTGCTTGATCCCTTCGCCAATCTCGGTACCACGCTGATTGCTTGCGAGCAGTCTGGCAGACGCTGCCGGGCTATTGAATCCGACCCGCTGCACTGCGACCTGATCGTGCGCCGGTGGGAACAATTCACCGGTGAAACCGCTGAAAAGGTTGAAAGTTAAATTCACCAGATGGTAAAAAGACCTGAAAAGCCTTTCTTTATATAGGTTGCTATGGTAACACTCACTCAGCCGAAAGGCGTATAAAGAAGGAGGCAGTAATCATGAAAAAGTCTTTTACCATCGGCCAGCTGGTGGCTACGCGCGGTGTACACGATCTCATGCAGGAGAATCCCGACTTTAACCATTTTGCTCAGAGCGCCTTCCTCAAGTACCGCCGCTGCGACTGGGGCGATACCTGCGAGAGCGATAAGGAGCAGAACGACAGCGCGGTCATTAACGGCGAACGCATCCTTGCAGAATACCGCCACCCGGAGCATCCCGACTGGCGGCTGTGGATCATCACCGAATGGGACAGGAGCGCAACGACGCTGCTTTTCCCCAGTGAGTATTGATGGAGGTGGGCACATGAACCGCGAATTGGTCAAGGAACTCCGGGCGATCTACCCGACAGGCACCCGAGTAGAGCTGGTTTCCATGGACGATCCTTACCGGCACATGGAGCCGGGCCTCAAGGGTACGGTCAAGGCTGTAGACGATATGGCCACCATCCACATCGCATGGGACAACGGCTCCAGCCTCGGCGCAGTGTACGGTGTTGACATTATCCGCAAGCTGTAAAGCGGCAACCGGCCAGCGAGGCCGGTTTTCCGTCCGTGCTTTCTTAAAAGAAAAGTTCAAAGTGAGCTTGTCTTTTGCGGGTGTCTCTGATAACACTGAGTCACCAAATGACAGGAGGCACCCACGATGAAGAAAGCGAACTTTGCGGAGATCATGCAGCAGAACGGATTCCAGTACACCGGCAAAACCAGCTACGACGGCCAGTTCATCTTTGGCCGCGAATGGCACAAGACCTCTAACGTACTCTGGTATGGCGAGATGGAATCCAGCTTCCGTATCGAGGCTTACGAAAGCTACGGCTACCCGATGGTGACGCTGTATGAAAATGGCCGCCAGATTGACCGCCGCGATTACTCCAGCCCCAAACGCTGCATCAATGCCTTGCGCGAAATCCTTAAGATTCGCGGCTACGAATTCTAACCCGCCCAGCTCCGCAAGGAGCTTTTTTTCTGTCTATTTTTCAGGAAAGGAGGCAATCCGTGAGCAATCCCTACCGCATGACCGACAACGGTTACGGCGTCGCCAGCTTCAAAAGTGGCGGCGCTTTTTTGTTCGACGAAATCGACTTGCCGTTGATTGAACGGCATACATGGCACCTCGGTAAGCGCGGGTATCCGGCTACGCATTATCACGGGCGCACGGTGGTGTTCCATCGCCTCCTGTTCCCGGATGCGGATGGCGAGGTCGATCATATCAACGGCGACAAGATGGACAATCGCCGCTGCAACCTGCGCATCTGTACGCACCAGCAGAATGCTTTCAACCAGAAACGCCGCTCAACCAATACCAGCGGCTTCATCGGCGTAAGCCCTGTGAAGGACGCTCCCTTTTATGAGGCATACATCCATCTGCACGGCAGAAAGCATCATCTCGGCACATTCTCAGATCCCAAGCAGGCGGCTCGCACCCGTGACGCCGTTGCCCGACTGGTCTTTGGTGAATATGCGCGACTGAACTATCCGAGGGGAGGCCGCCGCCATGGCAAGAAGTAAGTATAAGCCTACGCGCTTTATGCTGCCGACTTCCCATTACGATAAGGAACGCGCCGACCATGCCGTCAATTTCATCCAATCTCTCAAGCATACCAAGGGCGTGTGGGCCGGTCAGCCGTTCCTGCTTTTCGATTGGCAGGAGCAGATTGTCCGCGACCTGTTTGGCATCATCAAGCCCAATGGATACCGGCAGTTCACCACGGCCTTCGTTGAGATCTGCAAGAAGGCCGGTAAGTCCGAGCTTGCAGCAGCTATCGCGCTGTATCTGCTTGCTGGCGACGGCGAGGAAGGCGCGGAAATCTATGGCTGTGCCAATGACCGTGGACAGGCGTCCATCGTATTCGATGTGGCGAAGGACATGGTGCTGCAATGCCCGGCCCTGCTCAAGCGAATGAAGATTGTGGAATCGCAGAAGCGCCTTGTCTATACGCCGACCCGATCCATCTATCAGGCCCTTTCTTCGGAGGTCGCTTCGAAGTACGGCTACAACGTCCACGGCTGCGTATTCGACGAGCTGCTGGGCCAGCCAAACCGGAAGCTCTTTGATGTTATGACCAAAGGCTCCGGCGCGGCCCGAAAACAGCCTCTCAATTTTGTCATCACCACCGCTGGCTCCGACAAGAATTCCATCTGCTACGAGGTACACTCGAAGGCCATGGATATTCTGGAGGGCCGCAAGCATGACCCGACGTTCTATCCGGTCGTTTTCTCTGCGCCGACTGAGGCGGACTGGACAGACCCGAAGGTCTGGCTCTCCGTCAACCCCTCGCTGGGCAAGACGGTTGAGATCGACTACTATGCTGCTGCCTGCGAATCCGCCAAACAGAACCCTGCCGAGGAAATGCAGTTCCGCCAATTCCATCTGTGCCAATGGACAAACAGCACCACCCGTTGGATGCCCATGGATAAGTGGGACGCCTGCTCGTTCCCGGTGGATCAGGAACGCCTGCGCGGACGCCTTTGCTATGGCGGCCTCGACCTTTCCAGTACCACCGACATTACGGCCTTTGTGTTGGTATTCCCGCCGACTCCGGGCGATGATGACGGCAAGTACGAAATCCTGCCGTTTTTCTGGCTGCCCGAGGAAACCATTGACCTGCGCGTCAAACGTGATCATGTGCCTTATGACATATGGGCGCGGCAAGGCCTTGTGTTTACAACCGAGGGCAATGTCATCCACTACGGCTATATCGAGGAATTCATCGAAGAACTCGGTATGCGGTACAACATCAAGGAAATTGCCTTTGACCGCTGGGGAGCGGTACAGATGACGCAGAATCTGGAGGGCCTCGGTTTTACCGTCGTACCATTCGGCCAGGGTTATAAGGATATGAGTCCTCCGACAAAGGAATTGATGAAGCTCGTGCTGGAGGGACGCATCGCCCACGGCGGGCATCCGGTACTGCGCTGGATGATCGATAACGTGACCATTCGCTCCGACCCGGCTGGCAATATCAAGGCCGACAAAGAAAAATCTACTGAGAAAATCGACGGCGCTGTCGCAACCATCATGGCACTGGATCGTGCAATCCGGCATGAAGGCGACGGCGCTTCTGTGTATGACGAAAGGGGGCTGCTCTTTATATGAGTGTATTCGGGAAGCTGTTCAAAGCGCGGGACAAGCCTCAGGACGCATTAAACGGCAGCGGATATTCCTTCATGTTTGGCAGGTCGGCTGCCGGGCAGGCCGTCAATGAACGCTCAGCCATGCAGATGTCGGCGGTATACGCCTGTGTCCGCATTTTGGCAGAGTCCATTGCATCCCTGCCACTGCATTTCTACCAGTACAACGACGCTGGCGGCAAGGAAAAGGCTGTCAACCATCCGCTCTACTGGCTGCTCCATGACGAGCCAAACCCGGAAATGTCTTCGTTCTCTTTCAGAGAAACGCTTATGACACACCTGCTGCTTTGGGGTAATGCCTACGCGCAAATCATCCGCAACGGGCGCGGCGAGGTCATTGCGCTCTATCCGCTTATGCCTGACCGCATGACAGTGGATCGTGATGCCCGTGGCCGTATCTATTACGAATACACCCGTTCTGATTCGGACGCTAATACCCTCGGGAAAAAGTCCACGGTGATTCTGTCACCGGAGGACGTTTTTCATATTCCCGGCCTTGGCTTTGATGGCCTTGTCGGTTACAGCCCGATTGCCATGGCAAAGCAGGCAATCGGCATGGGTCTGGCCTGCGATGAATATGGCGCGGCCTTCTATCAGAACGGCGCACAGCCGGGCGGCGTCTTGGAGCATCCGAATGTGGTCAAAGACCCCAAGCGTGTCCGTGAAAGCTGGAACGCCATCTATCAAGGCAGCCGCAATGCACACCGCATTGCCGTCCTTGAGGAAGGTATGACCTATAAGCCCATCACCATCAGTCCGGAGCAGGCGCAGTTTCTGGAAACGCGCAAGTTCCAGATTGACGAGATTGCCCGTATTTTCAGAGTCCCGCCGCACATGATTGGCGACCTCGAAAAAT